ACCGTGACGAGGCTACTGCGCATCGCCTCCAACTGCCGGAGATACGCAGTCTGCTCAGCCTCTCTGTTGGCGTTGACCGTGGCGAGGTCGGCGCGGAGTTGGTCGTACTCGGACTTTGCGCGCTGTCCCATCGCCAGTAGTGCGTCCTCGTCTTTGCCAGTGGCAGGGGCGATGTCGTTCGAGTGCCGCGACAGCCAGGCCACCAGAGACATGATGGCGCTCACTTGCAGCCTCCAGCGCCGGGGCTCGGGGCGGGGGTGAGCAGGGCCCGTCTGAGCGACGCGCACAAGGCCATGTTCATATCCGGGGTGTTGGGCGCATTTTGCCAGACGTCGAACGCCTCACGCACGGCCGCGAGCTGGGATTGGGCAGCCAGCAGCTTCACCCGTAGTGATTCCGCCACCTCATCGCGGTCAGTCATCGCTCATCTCCTCTGGCGCGTACAGGCCGAGCGTATCGCCCGGGTAGACCAGGCGCGCGAGCTTTGCCTTGGCCGTCTTGGCGCAGAAGTCTCGCGGCCGTTTGAGCCAGTTACTGGCTTGGCCCGTGCGCCTCGATGGTTCCAGCAGGCCAGCCAACTTCGCTTCATCGAGGGTGTAGGTGTAGCGAGTGGGCTCCGCATGGTCGATGTGCCAAGTTTCCCAAGTCGCGCTCGTCGCGCTTGACTCAATCATGCGGAAGTACTTGCACTTGGAACTACGCTCGGCCAGCGCTTGCAGCAGGTCCGCCGATGCCGACGGCTTGCCCTCGATGACGTGAAACGCAGCGAGCGCCGTCGTCACCTTGATGCCCATCTCTTTGCCTCGAATCATGACCGTGAGCACGGCCTCGGGGCTCTTGAATTGCGAGTAGAGGCCGCCGTCGTAGAACCAGAGTGACAGGTTGCGCGCAGCTACGAGGTCGAGCGGCTGTAGGTCCTCATTGACGATACCGTACTTTGCCAGCGCGGTCGTTGCTGGCCTTGCCGGTTCCGCCGCAGGCGCGGCAGTCGGTGCCTTGCCCGAAGTAGCCGGCGCCGCAGCAGTTGGCGCAGCTTTTGGGAGCTCCGTCTTCGCCTCCGGTGCGGGCGCTGGCTTGGCCATGACCGGCGCGACGTAGCCCTCGGGCGCGCGCGAGATGGGGTCCCACTCGGCATCCGGCACGCCGTCTTCGCTGCGCAGAGCATTGGGCCTCGTGATGGTCTGCCGCTCCTTCCTCGCCAGCAGCGCATTCGCATCGATGGGCACGTCGACCCGGAGCTCCACGAGCTTCAGCGCCCGCTCGAGCACGTCGTAGTTTTTGCCGATGGCCACCCACACCGCGCTCGGCTTCTCGCCCTCCTCCACCGTCGCAAGCGCCTGCTTGATGCCCGCCAAGTTGCCACACTGAGCGATGACCTTAGCGGCATTCTTCGGACCGACGCCGGGGATGCCGGGGACGTCGTCCGAATCGTCGCCGCAGAGCGCTAGCCAGAGCGGCATATCGCGCGGCCCGACGCCGTACTTCGCCTCGATTTCCTTTGGACCGCGGATCTCACCCGAGCGCTGCCCACTCGGCGGCACGTGCATCTTCACGGTCTCGGTGACCAAGCACGCCACGTCCTTGTCCGAGGCTACGAGGCGCACGTCCTTGCACCAAAAGCCGTACGCGGCGACGAGCGTGGCCATGATATCTTCGGCCTCGAAGCTCTTGCACTTGGCGATCTGGTAGCCATCTTTGTCGAGGCGATCCATCACCCAGCGCTTCTGCGAAAGCTCGGCCTCCGACGGTGGCTCGCGTCGCTCCTTGTACGTCCCGAGGATTGCCTTGCGCCAGTAGGGCGGGGCGTCGCACGCGATGATGACGTGCTCGACGCTCTCGCGGATACCAGCGAGGTCGCTCAGCGTCTTCTGCGCGGCGTCTCCCGGCGCGGCGTCGCGATGCATCCCGAGCCAGTTGCGTTTCCAGATGTAGGAAATATCCACGAGCGCGATCGATGCGGGACTGCCGGGTAGTTGTTCAGCTGCCATGATTCTCCGAGTCTAGCAAGGGTGCGCCGTCAGCATTACCGGCATTCCCGATGCGTGCTTGGCGGCCGCTGTCGCAAGTTGCTGCCGAGCACGATGCGCTCGGCACCACAGTCGCAGCGCACCAGCCAGCGCTGACCGCGGCCGAGCGTCGGGGCTTTATCGACGATGACGACCAGGCCGTGGCGCTCGCCCGGAGCGTGGTCGATGATGGGTTGCTGCCGTGCGGGGAAGGTCACCGCACCAGCTCGACTTCGCACGTGTCCTCGAGCTCGAACCAATGGTCCAGCCGAAAACGCGCAATAGCAATGCGCTCGTTCAGTCCCTGCAGTTCTGTAGTGACGGGGCCGCAGTGCTGGACCAGCAGCTCGCACAATCGCACGATCGGCAGTAGCAGGTGCTTGCTCGTATGCTGCGCCATCTCGACGTCGATGGCGTCCAAATATCCAGCGAGCTCTTTGCGCCGCTGGTACTGCTCGTACTGCGTGGTGGACCTAGACATGCTGTTCCCCAGTGACCAGCAGCTCCTCGGGCAGCGCGTCGGTGACCTCGCAGTAATTAGCAAAGGCTTCCTCCGCCGTCTTGCCGACGCCCACCGGGTCACAGCGCTGGAAACCGCGATCGGTGTCGTACTCGGCATCCTCGCAGGCGGGGCAGGCGCACACGAATTCGCCGATCCAGTTGCGCTCGAAATTCAAGAAGCGCACGCAGCTCGGCTTGGCGCACTTGGCGATGGGCGGTCGTGGGGAGTCGTGGTCGCTCATTCGCCTGTGTCTCCCTGATGCACCGCCGGGCAGTGGTAGGTTCCGCTGCGGTGCAGCGTGCTGCCGCAATCGTGGCACTCGGTGTCGTCGCCCAGCTCGGCCTCGGTGGTGAGCGCCAGGGTCAGCGCGGCAATCAGCGCTTCGGTTTCGGCTCGCGTCAGCACGCGGTCGTACCCGCCGCCAGCGATGAACCGCATGCCCACGCGCAGCTCGCCGCGGTAGTTCTGGTAGCCCTCGACTCGGATGGTGGCGCTCATCTGGTGTAATCCTAGCAGGCGGTGCAGGGTGCGCAATGGCCTCAGGGGTGATGCAATGGGGTTCAGTGGTCCGGATGCGAACGGTCATTCCGCCGCCAAGAGCTGGCCGAATGTCAGCTGCCGGTTGGCGTCGCCGAGGTTGCGCAGCGCCTGCCGGTAGTACTCGGGCTTCAGTTCGACGCCGACGAACTTGCGCCCCGCTCGCAACGCCACATAGCCCTCGCTACCGATCCCGGCAAACGGAGAGAGCACTACATCACCCGAGTTACTCCAGAGCCTGACGACGCGCTCGACCAGATCGAGCTGCAGCGGACACATGTGCTTCTCGTCGCGGTCGCTCCGAGCCTCCGCCACATTGAGCACGTCGGTCTGAACGATATTCATCCAAACGGGCGAGGCCCATTCCTGCCACTGCGACAGCGGGAAGTCATCCGCAGTGTGCGTGACTGGCGCGACCTCGTCTGCCTCCTTCGCCCAGCGCCGGAACAAGAGCACGTACTCGGCTAGGCCCGAGCGCGAGAAGCTCGAGTCGGCGCGCAGTTGCTTGAACAAGAGCCCGTGCGCTTTAGTGCGCTGCATCTCGCGCTTCGGGCACTTCCAAATCGTGATCCGCGAGTGAAACTTGAAGCCCGCGCGCTCGTGGCAGCGAATGAGATCGCCCGGAAAGTCGCGCAAGCCCGCCTCTCCCTGCTCGTCGCTCCCGGCGTAGTCGACGAGGTCCTTGCAGTGCACCGCGCACAGTCGCCCGGGTCGGAGCACGCGGAAGATCTCGCGCGCCAGGAACTCATAGTGCCGGATGAACTCCGCATCGTCGGCGCTATTGCCGAGATCTCTGCAAGAGCCGGAGTAAGTGTACAATGAGGAAAAGGGGGGAGAGTAGACAGCAAGGCCAATCGAGCGTTCGGGAATGCCTCGAATCACTTCGATAGAATCGCCGTTGTACAATTGCCAATCCGGCGCTGTGGTCTGATCGATGACATTCATGGGAGATGACTTTCCCTCTCGGTTGTCAGCCACGCTGGCACTTTCATGCGCCTTCGTGGCAGGTAGTCTCCGCTCGCTGCCTTCTGATGCTGACGGCGCCGCGCGCCCTCTAGCATGGCAGCGCGCATTCGTTCGAACTCGTCGCGCTTGCGATTCAAGACGTCGAGCACTGCGCGCTCGGTAGCGCCCATGACCATGTGCACATGGACGGGCCTCTCTTGCCCGAATCGCCAGCAGCGGCGCACTGCCTGATACCAGCTCTCGAACGAGAACGTAGCGGCCGCAAACACCATTCGCGCGCACCCCTGGAAATTCAAACCCCAGCCAAAGATCCGCGGTTTAGTCAGCAGAATCTTTCCGCCTACGCTTCCGCAGATACACACTCGCACGCTGGATGAGCTTCGGATCGTCGCGGAAGTGACCGAGGCCGAAGTTGCAATTGGAGCAGAGCAATCCTCTAACGTTGCCGGTTTTGTGGCAATGGTCGACGTAGAGGCGCTTCGGTTTCTCGCATTCGCAGATGGCGCAGGCTCCGCCTTGTGACTCGAGGAGTAGGTCGTATTGCTTGACAGTGATTCCGTAGTTGGCAACGAGTGCGCTGTTTCGCTTGGCCTTTGGGCACCGCGCACGGGACTTCGCTTTGCACTTCTCCCGATAGACGACGTCTTTTGCGTAACGTTCGCGCGCGCGTTTCCTGCGGACGGGGGCAATTCGTTCTGCGTTGCGATTGACGTAGCCGCGCATGTACTCGCGCATGTAGGCTCGACGCTGCTCGAGGTCTGTGACCGCTTGTCGTTTGCGTTTCTTTCGGTAGGTCTCATTGGTGGCGTAGAGGTCACGACGCCGTTTGGAATACTCAGCCTTCCACATCTGCACTTCCCATCGAGTCGTGGTCCGTATTCACTGAACCACTCCGCTGCGGCCTCCTTTGCGTCAACTGAATCCGATCCTCGAACGACCATGGCATCAGGCAACAACGCTGCGATCGCGTCGTTTTCGTAGTCCGTGTCACACCAGATGATCCAGCTCTCGCCCGGCTCGCTGCGGACAATCTCTGCGATGCGCTTGGCTCGCTCGAGGACCGTGCGTCGACGCTCCTGATGCACGCTGGTGGCGGACAGCTCGGGCACGCGAATGAGCATGCCTTCCCTGCGGTCTGCGATGACGTCCACCTCGACGACGTGTTGGGTGACCACGAGCTCGGGCAGCACGTACGCAGCATCGGCGTAGTCGGGGCGAATGTCGCTCGGCAGCGCGCACATCGCGGCCCAGCTCGAGACCCAGTCCCAGTAGGGCTCGACGGCATGTCCTTTGAGCCGGTAGGTTCCGAAACTAGAAGTGTCGTTGATGAACCAGCGAGCAATCATCTGGTGGCTGGAAAGCACCGAGAGAAACTCGCTGTGATTGCCGAGCTCGAGATGGTCGTTGGGTGCGGGCGTGGCCGAGCAGGCGAGCCGGTAGGGCGTCGCAGCGAACGCCTCGAGCAAGCGGCGCTTGGTCACTCCCGAGTAGCTCTTGAGGATGGAGCTTTCGTCGAGCACGACCGCGCCGAACGCTTTGGGGTCGAGTGATTCCAGGCGCTCGTAGTTACTGACCTGCAGTTTCGCCATGGACGGTCCGGTCACATACGTCGCGTCGAGGCCAAACTTCGTTGCTTCGCGCACGGTCTGCTTGGCGACCGCCAGGGGCGCCAGAATCAGCGCGGGCAGGCTCGTCTGCTCGATACAAGCCTGAGCCCAGCACAGCTGCATGGGCGTCTTACCGAGTCCGCATTCGGCGAAGATGGCCGAGCGCCCGCGGCGCAGCGCGGTAGTCACAATCTCGCGCTGGAATGGGTACAGAAACTCGGGCAGTGAGCGCGGCTCGAAGCCGACCTCGGGCACCACGAGTGCTTTGCTCGCGAGAAAGTCTTGGTACTCGCTCATGGGTATCTCCGTTCGTCAAACATCTCGCTGTAGCGCCGCTGCTCGGGATCCCAATCGGCGTCGAAGCAGGCGACCTCGTCGTGCCAGTTGAGCTTGACCTTGTCACCTGCGGGTCCGTTTTTGCATTTGGCCACGCTCACGACGCGGTCGCCTTTTTTGATCTCGTACTGCGCTGCAGCGTCGGGGGCGCGGAACCCGATGAGCGTCACCTCGCTCATGTGCACGAGGTCCTTGCAGTCTCGGATCGCGTACTTGCCCGGCACCTTCTCTTCTTCAGCGAGCGTGAGCTGGCTCATGATGACACCGCACACGCCGCTCGTCTTAACCAAGTCTGTCAGCGTGCGACCGATATACCGGGTCATGTTGCGTCGGTCCTCCTGGGTCGACCGACATTCGAAAGCGCCGATATAATCGAAGATGACCACGTCGATGGCGTGCTCACGGATCGCCGTCTTGACGCGCGGCACGAGCCACTCCACTTGACGGCCGCGCGCATCGATGAAGACGGCATCGAGCTCGGCGTCGTGCTGCGCTTGGGCCATCGCGTGATGATGACCCGGCTCGAAGCGTCGAGCACGCAGCGTGCTGGCGGGGATGCGCGTGCGACGGCACATCAGCCGCTCGCCGTAGGTCTGTAGCGAATCCTCGGCGCTCACGATGAGCACGCGCTTGGAGCGCAGGCGGTTCTCGTCATAAATCATAATCGCAAACGAGCTCTTGCCCCACGAGGTATCGGCGCCGATGAGCCAGCAATCGCCCGGGCGTAGTCCGCCGCTGATGGTATCGAGCCGGTGGTGACCCGTCGTGCCGTAGACGACGGGGGCCTTGGGGTGAGCGGCATCGTACGCGGCCGTGAGCAGGTCGCGCGCGCTGTAGATGCGAGGCACGTCATCGCTCGAGAGTTCGCCCTGGTGCGGGTTGTCGGGCAGCGATCCTGATTGCAGTCGGTCGTTGACGTCGAGTGGCTTGCTCATGTGGCCCTTCGCACAATGGCTCGTCGGGCGAGCGTAGACTTGACCTCGTGGCTGTAGCGGTCGCCGGCCTCATCGCGGTCGAAGTAGGTCGTGACTTCGCTGCCGTAGGCGATGCGCTCGGCCCATGCCCGGCTCCACATGCCGCTGCCCATGCCGAGTACGGGGCTCGACGGGTAGCGCAGGCAGAGCGAGAGGTAGTCCGGCTCGCCCTCGGCGATGAGCAGCGCCACTACGGCACGGGCGGCGAGCAGGTAGAGTGCCTGAGGATTGGCCAGGCACAGGCCCGAGGCGCGGTGACCCGCCGGCGGCAGACGCTTGGGGCCGTCGTAGTCGCGCCGCTCGACGTGCCAGGCGCGGAGCGATCGCATCTGCAGGTCGGCCGAATAGACGGGCAGCACGACGCGATGTCCGGTCTCGACCCAGGTCCGGCCGCGGTACCGGGCCCATCGTGGGAGCGCCTGGCTGCCTCGTAGAGCTCTCGCGAGGTCCGCCCCGGGGCGGAGTCCTCTCATGACCAGCGTGACCAGGGAGGGCTCATCCTGCTCGACGGCGACGGCATCGCGCCAAACCGCGTCGACCTCGGCGGCAGGCGGGTACTCTCGGGGCGCATCGGCCAGCGGCTCGGGAGGCAAGGGGCGCTCGCGAGCTCGGGCGCCTCTCGAGCGGAGCTCCGAGGCGAGCAGGTGCAACCCTCCGAGGTCGGCGGCGACGAGCAGGACCTCGGGGAAGTCCCGTCGAGCACTCAGGCCGTAGACGGCCGCGGTCAGGGCGAGCACGTCGCCTGCCCAGCCGCAGGCAAAGCACTTGGCGCGCAGAGTGCCGTCGGGGCCTCGGGTGAGCGAGCAGCTCGGATCGGCGTCATCGTGTACGGGGCAGCGCACGGTCACGCCTGCGGCTTGCCGCTCGGCGCCGCGCTCGAGGTGCAGTGCCCGCATCACTGCCGTCGGGTCATTCATGGCTCGACGGATCTCGACGGCGGCGTCATCGCGCACCGGACCTCTGCGAGACCGAGTGCCAGTGGCGCAGTAGGCGGGCGGCGCGGCGCTCGGCTCCGCGGGTGTCGGTCCACTCGAGGCGTCGAGCCATTGCCGAACGACGCTGCCGCCACTCGACCCAGCGCCGGCAGATCACGAGCCAACTCATTGGGTCCACCAGTCGCTCTGCGCAGCGGAGGAGGGTCGCGCTGCGAACTCGCGGAACCGGTCGATATGCGCCCCATCTCGCAGGATGAGCTCGATGCCGTTGTGCGGGTCGGGGCGACCCGGGAGACGGCCCATGTGGAAATCACTCTTGGCGCATCCATTGATAGCCTCGAAGATTTCATCGAGGGTGTAGGACTTCAACGCGGCGCGGATGATCTTCTGTCGCTTCGCATCGAGCTTGTGTCGGCTCTTGCCGAGAGCTCCGCGCCAATGGTCCCACACCTGCTCGACGGCGACGCTGATGGCAGGAGCGGCGTCAGCCGCGGGGGGCGAAGCCACCTCTGTGTGTTTCTCGGTTTTGGTTTCGGTTTCGGTTTCGGTGCGTCTAGCAATGGCGCTAGCACCCGCGGGCCGACCGCTGTTGTTGGCTCTGGCCCACTCACGTTTCCTGGCTTTTTCCGCTTCCTTGCGTGCCAGATCTCGAAACCATGGGATCGCGGGAATGTGCCATCCTCTATCGACTTGAATGACACGCCGTCCGCCGTCCGTCTTGTTGCGCGATTTCATGTCGATCGTGCTCAGACATTCGACAGCGCGCTCGACGGTTTCGACGGGCAATCGGGCTCTGCCCGCGATGCCATCGATGGCAGACGCCACGAACCCTTCGGGGTCCGCCATGGTCAGCATCGTGATGAAAACCTTGCAGGTTTCGGCATCATGCGACCAAATCGTGGAGTCAGTGATGCTGCAAAACAGCGGGATGTAGGGTTCACGCATGTACCGAAAGGGTATGCTAGCGTAGTGCTAGACTGTCAATTGCTATCTTTTGCTAGCACGGTCTAGCAGGCGCTAGCAAGCGCTAGCAAGCGTCACAATAGGCGCTTGGCGCACACGCGGACTCTTGCATGCGCAGCCTGACTCATGCAGACTGCACAGCCATGGCCAAGCATAAACAGATCCAGGAGCTCTCCAAGGAGCAGCGGGCACGCTTCCCCGAGTACGTTAAGCGGTGGACGGACATCGGACTGTGCACGCGGCCCGCCGATCGCCCTCGCGCAGAGGCGGCCATCGTGCGGATGTACGCGCAGGCGAACCTGGTGGCGCCTCGCGTCGTCTGGTGCGGCTCGCCCTTTTCTCAGGGCCTCACTCGGTCGATCGTGTCTGAGCTCGATGCGCGAGCGCCAGACACTCGCGTCAGGGCCAGCGTCAGGGCCAGCGTCAGGGACAGCGTCTGGGCCAGCGTCAGGGACAGCGTCAGGGACAGCGTCAGGGACAGCGTCTGGGCCAGCGTCAGGGACAGCGTCTGGGACAGCGTCGGGGCCAGCGTCAGGGCCAGCGTCAGGGCCAGCGTCAGGGCCAGCGTCAGGGACAGCGTCGGGGCCAGCGTCGGGGCCAGCGTCTACGGATCACACGACTCAGACTGGTTGAGCTTCTACTCGTTTTTCCGTGAAGCGGTGGGACTGGTGGACATCACCGACCCGCTGCAGGGTCTCAACGAGCTCGCGGAGTCCGCGGGCTGGGCTCTGCCCCACGAGAAGATCTGCTGGGTGAGCGAACGCCACACCACTCTGCGCAGGAACGAGCGTGGGCGGCTGCATTCCACCGACGGGGCCGCCGTGGCGTATCCGGACGGGTGGGAGATCTACGCGGTCGACGGCGTGCGCGTGCCGACCACGTGGATCACCGATCGTCCCTCGCTCACGCCAGCACTCGCGCTAGGGCAGGAGAATACCGAACTCAGGCGCGCCGCCGTCGAGCTACTCGGCTGGCACGCCATTCTGGCCGCGCTGCAGAGCCGCGTCATCGACACCGACGCGAACCCGCAGATTGGCCAGCTCCTCGAGGTGGACCTGCCGAATGCTCCGCGCTCGCGGTTCATCAAGGTGGAGTGCGGCACTAAACGCTCGTTCGCGCTGCCTGTACCACCAGACATGACCACGGCGCGTGAAGCGAATGCGTGGACCTACGGACTCAGCAAAGAAGAACTGCAACTGGAGGCAAGGACATGAAGACGATCGACAAGATGGGTGCTCAAGGGGACGTGATGTTTCGGCGCGTGGATAATGTTCCGGTGGGCTTCGAGCAGGCACCGCGAAAGGGCCCGCTCATCGTCGCGCACTCAGAGACGGGCCATCATCACGCCATCGATGACACGGGCGTCGTGCATTACGTCGGTAAAGACCAGCTCATCTCCTATCTGCGCCTCGAGAGCGTGGAGTATTGCGACCTCGTACACCATCGCAGCTTCGACACGCACGAGACATTGCGTCTCAGTGGCGGGCAGGGCGCGGTGTACCAGGTCATCCGCCAGCGCGAGTACACGCTAGATGGCTGGCGAAGGGTCGAGGACTGATGACCGACGATAAGGTCTATGAGCGCACGCTCAGTGCAGCGGAAGTGTCGCAGCGCAAAGACGATTGCTTCGACCTGTTAACAGAGCGCGACGGCGTTCTGAGCGCGATCGATGAACGCAAGCGCGAGATCAAGACGCTCGACCTCGAGAGCAAGAGCCTCGACGCGCGCATCAGTGTGCTGCGCCACGAGGTCAGGAGCGGCAAGACGCTGGTGACGCGCCAGCAGGAGCTGCCGCTCGATCGCGTCACGCTCGGCGATGTGATGGGCGATCCGGTGGAGGACCCGCGCGACTACTGCAGCGACATTGTCTACGAGCCTGCCGAGCCCGAGGCCCTCAGCCCCTTCGACCTGCGCCAGCTCGTCGTGGCTGTGCTGCCCGCCATCGCGCTGAAGGTCACCGAGGTGGAGTCGTGGCATGCGGACGTGCGTGCCGACGTGCAGCGATGGGCTCAGGTCGAGCACAAGCTCGCGCACCCCATCGCGGGCATGCCGCTGCCGCAACGCGAGCAGCTGCCAAATGTGCTCGATAACCTCGAGCATGCCGCCAAGCGCGCTGCGAAAAAGAAACGCGGTGCCCAGCAAGTAGGCAAGGCGTAATGGGTGCGCCTACCCGGCTCCAGGGAGACTCCATGAGCGATCCGACAACGCGACAGCGTGAAGTCTTGTATGCGATCCAGACCTTGACCCAGCGGTTGGGAAGATCACCAAGTATCGCGGAGCTCGGTGCGGAATGCGGCTTCAGCGACCAGCCCTACGCCATCCGCAACGTGCTCATGAAGCTCGAGCGCGACGGCCTGGCCGTCATACCGCACGCGGTCGTGACCGGCGAGCTCCAGCTCACTGCCGCGGGGAGGAAGGCGCTGTGAACGAGCCGAGCGAGCGAGTATTTGCCGTCAACGGTGAGCCAGCGGACGCCGACAAGGCGCGCCAGTGGGGAGAGTTCTGGCGCGTGAACTACGCACAGCGCTACCAGAAAGACGCCGGGCGCGGGCTGTATCCGATTCGCCGCAATGCCCGCGCCGAAGTCATCTCGCTCGGGCGCACCCACTGCCGCGACGTCATCCTGGAGCTCGAGCGGGACATCAACGGCGGCAAGCAGCTGAGCGATGTCAGTCCGACTTGACAGCCTACCGCGCGCTGCGCACACTGCACCGCAGGCCACAACGGCCGAGCCCCGGGCCATTTCCTCGAGACCAGGCCCGGGGCGTAACCTATGAGGCTCCCCTATGCCTGCCACCACTCCAGCCGAGCACTGCCGCTGCCGTCGCGCCGCCGTCTGCGAGGCGTGCTGGCGTGACTTCGAGCGCTCGCTCACCGAGCGGCAGCTGCGCGAGTGGCTCGCCTCCTGGGATGCTCGCGACCGCGCTGCACAGGCCAGGGATTCCGAGCGTGACTGAACAGCTGGCCGGCTGCTAGAACATACGCACATGGCCAATGCTTGGCTCGTCCGGCGCAAGCCAGGCACCCGCTCCAACCTAGAAGACCCGCAATTCCGCATGCGTGCGCTCGGTCTTGCATCCACTGGCATCAGCCGGCGTGGGGCCGCCATGCGCCTCGGCATCCTGCCTGGTACCCTCTGCGACTACCTCGCCCGGGGCAAAGCACAGCCCGACGTCGAGCCCTGGGGCTCCTTCGCTACCGAGTACCTCGAGGCAGAGCGGGGCCTCGAAGAAGCCGCCTCCACGACCATCGGGCTGTGGGTGGCGCACAAGCGCGCAATCGCCGAAGTCACCCCCGAGCTCATCGAGCGGCGCGATATCCTCACCCTCGAGCGCATCTTGGAGAAGCGCTACCCCAACGACCGCGGCACGAGCGCGCACCGGCTGCCCGAGGCTGACCCAAACGGTGTCGCCTGGCTCGAGCGGCACCAGCTCACCCTAGAGCAGTTGGTCGAGCTCTTTCGCAAGCCGCCTGAACCCGTGCTGGAGGCGCTGGTCGCGGCTGCCGACGACATATTCGGTCTCTTGCTGGCGAGCGGGTGGAAGGCGCCGGTCAGTGGCTAGCGGACTCGAGCTGCGCGCCGCTCACTGGGGCATTCGCTTGGCTGACGCGCGGGCGCGGGGGCTGAGTGACGCCGTGCTTCGCTCTGAGCTCGATAAGTTGGATCGACTGCTGCGCCTGAGACGGCTGCGGAATGCTGTGCTGCGCGCCAGAAAGCGAACCTGAGCAGTCCTTGGGAACCTGAGGGTGTGAAACGAGTTCTCGAGCCGACTGGGTGGGGCAGGAGTCGGAGGGGACCTGCTTGCTCGGGTCCGGGGAGGCCTGGCGCCGCTTCGCTCGTCAAGTATCGTCTCAGCGCTTGTAAACCTGAACAACACTGAACGTTGTGTGGAGATTTCGTGGAATCGTCAGGCCGCTTCCTCGATGGCCTGCCGCAGAGCCTCCTCATACTCGACATTCTCGCGGGCCTGAATCCACTCCAATGTGCCTTCTTTCATGGGGATAGGCTGTGGTCTGTGATCCCCTAGGTGAGGGGCTAGCGCGTACAGCAAAGAATCCCAGACGTCATCGCTGCAGCGGGGCGAGTGCAGGGTCCGGGACTCATCCCAGACCAGGCTGACCGCCTCGCGGCGCAGGTCGGATGTGGTTGCCGTGTGCAGTAGGAGTGTATTGTTTGCGATAGCTCCTTGGGCCAGCTGGATGCGACGGAGCTTGGGCCCCTTGTCCGCGGCGACCACCGGCACGCCCCACTTGCGGTAGCTCTTCTCGATAATCTTGCCGGCGCTCGCGGAGTCGAGGTGCACGGTGGCGCGGGGGTACTTGGTGCACAGGCGCACTAGCTCCTTCGCAAGCGAGTCTACGGTGATGTCGGGCAAGCGGCGCGCTTCTGGGATCCAAACGAACGGCAGCGTGCTGTGCGAGCAGGCGACGGTGATGGCAGCGTGGTCGAGGTCTGCGTCCTCGGGCCCGTTGGCGCCGAGGTCGCAACCGATGGTGACGTAGTCGGGATCAATCGGGAGCTCTTGGTAGTTGTTGCTCGCCGTCAGCTTGTAGATGAGCGCGCGGAGGTCAGTGATCCACTGGCCGAGGTACTCGCGCACGAAGCGAGCGGGAAGCAGGTGCCAGTGCGACGGGTCGGCGATGATGCCCTCGAGCGAGGTGACGCCCTCGGGCCAGGTCTCGCGCGCGGGCACGCCCTGCATGCGGGTGAGCGCGCCGATGAAGTGCTGCAGTGCGCGGATGTGTGGATTCGTGCGTGCATCCCAGGCGTGAACCGGGTAGTGCAGCGACTCGCCGGAGGACAGCTTGTGCCAGTAGCCGTAGGGGACGGCACCCGGGGTTCCTCCGGCGGACCAACGCCCGTCGTGATCCATGAGGCGGGGCTCGACGCAATCGTGGATGTCGTACTCGAGCAGCGCTGGGTTGAGCGAGTCGCACTCATCCCAGTCGGCCATGACCCAGGCGGTACCGCGGCGCTTGTTGCACTCGGTGCGGTCTCGACAGCCGCGCAGCATGACGCGGTAACCGTTGGGCCAGACGAGGGAATTGTCTTTCTTGCGCTCGGTGATTCCGAGCCCGAATTGCTCGTTGAGTTTCCAGATTCCGGGCAGCAAGATGTCGCGGCTGCGCTCGACCGAGATGGTGATAAATACGCTCGAGCAGCCGGGATGCGCGGCACTCGGGCGGTGGAAGCGCGCAGCTTTTGCATAGCTCTTGCCAGCGCCGCGACCCGCCCGGCAGATCGCTCCCTGGCGCGTATCCTCCACGTATGGGCGCTGCCCGACGGGCGACATACTGGCGCAGATTTCACGCCACTTGGGCGAGCTGACGGAGCCCCAGCGGCCTTGCCCGAGACGCAACAGCGCGCCGACTCTTGGATCTGTCAACGGCTTTAGTGTACGGTAGGCGGACCGACCCGAGCAAACCTTGCCGAAACCAGAGCATGTCAACTGGGCCAACCAGAAGCCGGACGACGCCGCCAAGTGGATGGCGGGCAAGGTCGACCACTGCGAGAATCAGTCGACCTGGCGCCATGCGATGGCCGCACGCGGCGCCGCTGCGTACCAGGGCCTGAGCACGGGCGACCTGTTCCACGGGCTGTCACCGTACGACCGTCCGCAGAGCAAGCGCTCTCGGGGCTCAGGCGGTGGAGGCTGGAGCGGCACGGGGGGCTGGGCGAGCAAGAGCCGCTGGAACCTGGCTCGAGCGATCTGCGAAACGTTTTGCGAGAAGCTCACGGGGCTCGACGAGCCCAAGACGCAGATGGTGGCGACCGATGCCGAGTGGGAGATTCGCCGCCAAGGCATCTGGGCCGATCGTTTCATCGAAGGCGGCATGCACGAGGCGCAGGGGCAGTTCCTCGACGGCTGGGACCTGGTGCGCCACGGCTTTCTGCTCGCAGCGGTGTCGACGGGCATGGTCGCCGCGCGCGTGGAAGAGGACTACGTCGCCAAGCGCGTGCAGATGAGCCTGCGCTCCACGCTCTCGACCTTCATCGACCCAGGGGATGTGGCCGCGGGACGACCGCTCACGTACATCGACGTGACCTGGGAGAACCCCGAGTATCTGGTCTGCGACCCGCGCTTCGCCAAGCACAAGGACTGGATCATGGACTGCGCGGAAGTGCCCACCTGGCACAAGGGCGGCGGATACAACGGTCCGTTCTTCGATACGCCGATGGTCAAGGTCATCAGCTCTTGGCGCATGCCGTTCGGTGGCGAGAAGGGCTTCCAAGGCCGTGACGCGCGCTTCGTCAAGGGCAAGTCGATCCATTGGGATAAGTGGAAGGATCCGACCCCGCCGCTTGCATTCTTCGGCATCACCCGCTGCATTGGCGACAGCTTCTGGTGCGAAAACTTCATTGAGATCATGATGGGCGCATTGCAGCAGGCGGACGATATCGCCTTCACTGCCGAGCGCACGATGAGGCTCACGGGGCAGTCGTGGTTGCTCTACGATAAGAAGAGCACCGACGAGAACGAGGTGCAGGGCGCCAAAGACGTGCAGAAGATCGGTTGGGATTCCACTCGCGGCGTGAAGCCCGAGCTCATCAAGCCCGGCATCCTGCACAACGACTATTTTGCATGGCTCGACCGCAACATCGAGATGGCGATGAAGCTCGCCGGCATCCCCGAGATGCACATCAGCGCGCAGTCGCCCGCGGGCACCGATAGCGGCCGAGCCAAGCGCCTCGAGGCGTCGCTCTTGCCGGAGCGCCATGCGAAAAAGCAGCGCAATTGGCGGCATTGGAGCGCGGTGGACATCGCCAAGTTGTTCGTGCGCGCGGCTCGTAGGATCGGTGAGGTCGAGCCGAAGTGGCAGGTGACCTGGCCCGGTCAGGACTTTGACGCGAAGGTCGAGGTCGGCGTGCTCGACATCGATAGCACCCAGTACACCCTGCGGCCGTATGCGGTGAGCGAGCAGAAAAATACCCCTGCCGACCGTGCGCAGGCAGCGCAAGAGATGCTCGACCGAGGAGAGATTACCAACGAGCAATTCAGTGTCATCGTGCAGGGCGCGTACGATGTGCCGCGCGAGAGTCGGGGCCCGGCGGTGATGCGGCGCTACATCGCGATGAGCCTGGACGATATTCTTCACTGCAAGGAAGAAGTCATCGCCGACGAGAACACGTACATGACCGAGCGCTACATGCCGCCGTTGCCGTTCTGGTCGGGCGACATGCTGTCGACCGCAACCAAGCAGGCACAGGAAATCTACTCGCAGGCCATGATCGACAAGGTGCCGCAGAATCGGCGCAGCATCATGCGCAGGTTCTTGGAAGAGCTCGACGCCGCCGTGCTCAAAGAGAGCCAGGCCGCGAGTATGGCGGCAAACACCAACATCAGCGTGGACGCATCGCTGGGTCAGGTCGCGCCTCAGCTGGCGGGACCCGACGCTGCAGCGCCTGCTTTACCCCCCGCACCTGGAGCCCCCAATGGCCAAGCAATCCCCGGCATCCCCGCCCCCGGCGGCGCCCCTCCCGTCAACGTCGGCGCAATCCCCGGCCTCGCCTAGCCAGCAGTCGGGCGTCGTGCCTGGCAGCGTCGCAGCCAAGGTGCACGCGCACGCCGAGGATGCCGCGGCGCAGCCGATGCCGCGCGACGTGAAAAAGGAGGCAAACGACCGCAAGAACGCAGCGATTGCTGCGCGCATCAAAGGGCATGAGCGGGCGCAGGTCGAGGATGCGGAGGTAGCCACCGAGAGCGAGGCCCCAAAAGCTTCTTCAACGAAGACGGCCTCGACGAATGGGAGCCCGCCGACGACTACGAAAGGCGCGCCGTCGAAGGAGCCAGAATCTGGGGAGAAATCAGGCGACTCCAGCGAGAGCAGCGAAACTGCTGAGCAGGCCGCTGCACGCGAGAAGCGCTATGACGTCAAGAGCATCCGCGACTGGGCGCGCAAGCACCCCGAGGATGCAGCCGAGGTGGCCAAGCAGGTGTTCCACGTTGACGGGGACCTGGCGAGCGAGTGGATCCGGGTGCAGAACAAGCACCGCAAGCGCCAGACGGCGCTCGACGCGCGCGACACCGAGCTGACCGAGCGCGAGAAGCGCATCGATGCGGAGTCGAAGGACACCATCGACACGCTCACTCCCATTGCCAACTTGTTCGAGGCGGTGAACCCCGACCGTGGGCAGGAGGGCGGCAAGTTTGACCCCAAAAAGATCGACTTCGACGCAGCGGATCAGGCCTGGCATGACCTGACCGGCGTGCCCATCGACGAGTACATGCGGCACCGGGCGCGCAAGGGCGTGGCGATCAACCCCGAGATGCGGGCCCTGAAGCTAGAGAACGAGCGGCTGAAAAAGCAGGTCGGCAAGGATGAGCCCGCCGCAAAGGATGAGCCCGCCAAGCCGAACGGCAAGGTCACCAACGGCAAGGCAGCAGAGGCTGAGCCGGTGGGCAACAAATGGGAGTCGGACATCCCCGAGGAGCACGGACTGCGGCAGTTTGCCGGCTGGCAGCGCGACTTGACCAAGGCCATGGCGCCCTATCACGACGCCGATCTCGACGAGTACAGCAAGGACCCCGAGGAGATTGCGGACAAGCTGCTCTTGCGCAAGGTGAAGGAGTTCGAGTTTGAGGAAGAGGCCGAGGCGCCCAAGCCGAAGCCCAAGGCGGCCGCACCGAAACCGAAACCGAAACCTGCGCCGGTGGACTCCGACGGTATCCCCGCCGATGCGTTCGCGTTCAACCGGCAGAAGCCCGCGCGCGTGACCGACAATGGCCACGACCCCGAACTGCCGAAGGACTTTGCTGCGCGCCAACGCCTGGCGCTCGCACGCCACGAGATGCGTCGGAGAGGAGAGCTCAATGACTGAAGTAGAGCTCACCGACGAGCAGCAGAAGCAGTACATCGCCCTCAACGGCGAACGTGCCCTCCGTGAGCGCGCTGATGGCCTGCAGCTGCACCAGGGCGAGAACCGCCGCATGCGCCGCGCGGGCGTGGCAACCTTCACCCCGCACGCGGACCTGCCCGAAGGGCCTGGACTCCGAAGGCGACTGGTGAAACAACGGCAACGGCTGGGCACGCTCGATCCCGAGCTGCGCCGACTGCAGAAGGCCAAGCTCCGAGCGAAAGGCATCCGATGAACCGAACCACCGTTGACCTCGATGGCCTTCCTCCTCAGCATTCTGTGGTGAGTGAGGCAGAGAACGCGACCCGCGCCTACCACGCCGTGCGCAAGGTCGTGCGCGAGCAGGGCCAGGTCATGAGCGCCGCGCTCGAGAACAACGAGAACCTCTGGAACACCAACAAGCGCCTGCGCTCGGACATCGCGCTGGCCAACTCGACCGCTGCGCAGCTCGAGCGCGAGCGCAACCACTACCGCGGCTTGCTCGAGGCTATCCCTGCCGAGATGCAGTCCCGGCTCCTGTTGCTCGGCGAGAACGAGGCGGTCAAGGCCGAGAATGCAGAGCTCCGCAAAGCCAATGCCGAGCTGCGCGAGTTTATGATCCGATCGGTCACCCCCGAGCTCGATAGCGACCAGCGCCTGGCCAAGATCGAGCTCATCAAAAAGCAGGCAGCCGAGCTCGAGTCAACCGGCCTGGTGCCGACGCCCGAGGAGCTCGCCGAGCGCGATCGCAAGCTCTGGGGCGAGGCCGAACCGGTCGAGCCACTTGACACGCCCGGCCCGATAGTCCAGCATTAGCGCACCTGCCGGGAGCTGACCCCGGAGCGCACTCGGGGCATCGAGCCCGAGCAACCCGCGTCCGGGTAGGCCCTTCGAGGCAGAGACGAGCGACTCCACGTCAACGAGCGTGGCCCTCCCTCTGATAGCCTCGGCGCATGCCTACACGCGGACCCTACAAGGAAAAGCCAGCTGCTGAGCGATTCGCCCGTTTCACGGAGCGCGCGCCCAATGGTTGCCTGCTTTGGACCGGCTTCAAGTTCAATCGCTCGGGGAAGATCTGGAACGGACAGTTCAGCTATCAGGGCAAGCCCGAGCTAGCGCACCGAGTGGCTTTTCACCTAGTGCATGGGCGCTGGCCAGAGCCGTGCTGCTGTCACACCTGTGACAACGGCCTGTGCGTGGAAGAGTCGCATCTGTTCGAGGGAACGAAAGCTGACAACACGGCGGACATGCTCGCGAAGGGTCGTCAGTACCACCGCATCAGCGAGCAAGACGCTCGCGACATCATGGCCAATCACCTGCTGTGTAGGGTGACTGGCAAAGAACTGGCTGCGAGATTCGGGACGAGCACCAACACGGTGAGCCGAATTATCCGCGGAAAAGCGTGGAAGCAATGCTTCCCGCCACAGGAAGCAGGGTAATACCGTTTCGACCTACTTGGACAAGTTTGCACATGACCTCTTCCCTGATATCAGGTCGTTCCAAGCGTTCAGCTTCGTCAAGCGCCCCGTGCTGGCGAAGCTGGAGCAGAAGGTCCACTCGAGCGTAGGCCGCACGTGGGCGTACCCGTGCCTCGTGCAAGCCTCGATTGCGCAGGGCACGACCCGCGCAGGAGTCCAGGAGCAGGCGGCGCAGGCCAACGACATCGCCAACTTCGATGGCGAGCAGTTCGTGCTCGGCTACTTCCCGCCGGGCTACAAGGGCGGCTTTCTGATCAGCGAGTTCGACATGGCGCTCACCGAGGGCGCAGGCGGCGTGCCCGACGGCGCGTACATGGAGAATTTCGCCGTCAAGATGCAAGAGCAGCCGAAGGAATTCGGTCAGCGCCAGGAGCGCTACTTCATCGGTCGCAGCGGCAAATCGCTCGCACTCACGACCGCCAACGGCGTGTCGGCCACCATCACCACCACCAACTTCACGACGGGGCGTGTCCAGCTCGCGGACCCTCTGCAGATTGGCGCCTTCCGCCACGCGCAGATCCTGAACGCCTCGCTCAACGACGCCAGCGTGCCGGCTTCTGCTGCCTTGCTCGGCTCGGGCGACGACCAGAAGATCTACATCCGCGGCCTGGATATCGACAATGGGCGCTTGTACGTCTCGGCCACTTCCGGCGGCGCGCTCGGTCACGCGGCGATGGCTGCCGCTGCCGGCACGAGCGCGGTGTACCTGTTCAATTACACCGATTTCCAGGGCAGCTCCGGCTACACGCCGAACGTCATGCCCCCGAGCGTGCAGGACTTCATCCCCGTCACGCCCTTCGACCCCGCCAACGCGGTCTACAGCACGACCTTCAATCAGGTGCTGCGATCGCGCGACTCGCGCTTGGCGGGCTGGCGCTTGCCTGTCATCGCAGGCGAGGCCCTCGACACCGTCATCATGCGCGCGCTCGAGCGGGCGTATCAGCTGCACGGCGTCGATGGCACGTACAATGTGATCATGTCGCCGCAGCGCTGGACGCAGCTCTTTCAGATCGGCACCTCGCGCGGCTACCGGCTGCTCACCGGTGAGACCGCGACGATCGGATACAAGTACATCGAGATCGTCTGGGGTGAAATGAAGGCCGAGTGCCTTCCGTGCCCGTCGATGCAGAGCGCGGATCTGTTCTTTCTGAAGATGGAGGACGACGGCTGGTGTGTGCGCTCGCTCGGCGGCTGGCCCGAGATCATGAACGGCGACGGCCTGAAGATGCTGCGCCTCAGCGCGGACGACCTGTACGAGCTGCGCACGCGGGCGTTTTTTCACTTCGGCGTGCGGGGTATCAATCAGAACGGACGCGCTGACATCAGCGGGATTGCGACCACGTAATGGGCAGCGCGTCGAAGATTCTGGCGCAGGGCGTCCTCGAGAGCACCATCTCGTTTCCGGGGTGGAAGCACCCGTGCCTGGTCAAGCTCGTCGCGGTCATGAACGCCTCGGCGGCCTGGGTGGCGACGGCGACCGAGACCACCGACGGACTGGTCGTGGCGGGCGCGACAGGCGTCTACACCGTGCAGTTCCCCGCCGGCAGGCGCCTCGGGCCCGTCAACGCCACCGTGCGGCCACCGCTGCCCGGCACCGACTCGCAGAATCGCGTGGTCATGGTCGATGCGGCCGTGGCCAATACTTACCCGAGCGTCAGCGGCAGCTCGGTGGGGCAGCTCACGCTCTACACGCAGGATTTCGCCGGTGCCGAGACGGCGCCGGTGCAGGACTCGGAGCTGCACGTCAGTTTCTGGGTGGACTACGGCTGAACGCCGCAGGCCCCGTCTAGTCCACACCCTTTTGCTTCAGGAAAAACCATGGGAACAGCAGCAGTCGTAACCAACAGCCTCATCGGCGCGCTCGACATGAACGTCATCGACGGTGGCCCCGCGACGATCCTCACGGCCGCAATCAACAACGACCTCGAGGCGCTGCGCCGGCTTGCCGACACCTACACCTTTCAGGTCGCCGCCGAGACCAGCTCGAACAACGACCCTGTCACGGTCGTGAATCTGAACACGCAGGGCCTGACCTGGGTGGGTGACAACGGCCTGCGAAACATCACGACCAAAGCTTGGTGGCGCAACGTCGCTGGCACGACCTTCGGCTACAGCGAGAACGTGACCACGGTCAAGGGCAGCGCGGCGGGCACCACCCCGACGCTCAGCGTGGCGGGCCTGCAGACGGTGGCCAACGACCGCACCTATCGCGTGCGCAACATGATGACGACGACCAACGTCACCCCGGTGTTTGCCATCGCGGCGGCCGTCATCAGCGGCGCAGCGGTCGTCGTGCGCTGTGCGGGCGCGGTCGCCGGTCAGGACCTGCGCTGGCTCGTGGAAGTCGACGTGGGCCCGCTGAAAGTGGTACCCGTAGCGGTGACATGATCGTCTCGACCACCCTCGCCGGACCCGGCGCAGAGCTGACCCTCGGGGATGCCCTGCGCTCGGCCGCGCCGCTGGTCGATGGCTTCCTGATTCTGTGCTCCGGCTGCGATCCGGATGCGACCACCGCGCTCGTCCACCGTCTATCCGCAGAGCTGGGCAAATCTTGCGCGATAGCCCACCTGGCCTGGCCTGACGATTACGGCCGCGCGCGCAACTACGCGCTCGAGCAGGCGACCGCGCTCGGCGCCACCTGGGCGCTCACGCTCGACACCGACGAGCGCCTGGAGGTCGACCCCGCCGAGCTCGCCGCGCTCGAGATGCCGGATTTCGACGTCATCTGCGTGCACGATCGCGATCTCCTCTACCAAAAGCCCCGCTTCATCCGCTGCGGCGCGGGGGCCAGCTGGTACGGCATCGTGCACGAGCGGTTGACCTCCCGGGGGCGTCAGGGGAGCATCCCGGGCGCCTTCTGGGAGCTTCCCAAGACCCCCGAGCAGGAGGCCAAGCGCTGGCGCCGCGGGCTCGAGGCGGTGCCGCTCATGCTCGCCGAGCGTGAATGCCCGAGCCTGCGCCGGCACCTGGCCGAATGCCTGCTCTCAGCGGGGCGCGACACCGAGGCCCGGGCGGAGTTCGAGGCCGTGCTCAGCGCCCCTGGGACGCCCTTGCACGAGCAGACCTGGTGCCGATACCGCTTGGCGGAGTTCGAGGCGGTGGCGGGGCGCTGGGAAGGCGCGCGCGCCATCGCCGCAGACGCCCTGGCAAAGGACCCAGGATTTATCCAAGAGCTCGGCTGGGTGATGGCGCACTGCGCGGCCAAGCTGAGTGAGTTCCAGACGGCCGCCCTATGGGCCGACTACGCACTGCGCGCGCCCATCGACTACTCGCGCGGCGGGCATCGGGGAGCCACCTGGCGGCAGGGTTGCACCGACCTGCTCGCGCGCATCCAGGAGGCTGCCGAGCGCCAGGCCGAGCCCGAGCAGTTTGGCGCCGCGCACTTCCTGGCCCGGCGCGAGTTTGCGCCCGAGTATCGCCTGCTCGCCCGTGCGCTGGTCGAGACGTTGTCCTTCGCGAGTCACTTGGACCTCGGCGCTGGCAACGGGCTCTTG